ACGTAATCAATAAGGCCTGACGGCCAACACCTGTATAAGTAGCCAGTATTATTCCACAGCGTTCGAAGATCGCCTACCCCTGATTTTCGATTTCTCGTGCCGCTAGTCGCACAAGCCCCTCTAGCGCGGCCTTCACCGTTTGTCGGCGGACCTCATCACGGTTGCCGGGGAAGTGCTGAACCTCACTGTAAACCTCATCGCCAACACCCCAGGCCAGCCATACCGTGCCGACTGGCTTGTTCGGCGTGCCACCGTCGGGGCCGGCAACACCGCTGACCGCCACGGCAAAATGCGCCAGGCTGTGCTGCTGCGCACCGCGCACCATGGCCTCGACCACTTCGCGACTGACCGCCCCTACCGTCTCGAACAAATCGCCCGGCACATCCAGCTGCCGGGTCTTCTGCCGATTGGAATACGTCACGTACCCCGCTTCAAACCAGGCCGAACTGCCCGGAATCCGCGTAATCGCTTCGGCGATACCGCCACCGGTACAGGACTCGGCGGTGGTGACATGGGCATTGAGCACTTGCAGACGCCGGCCCAGTTCTGCGGCCAGTTGGGTGGTCTCTTTCACGGCGAGCTCCGGATCGTGTGGAATGTCTTCACCGTACACGAGCCGGACGCGCTTTCAATACACAGAATCATTCAAGATGTTCGGGCGCCAGTGCTCTGACATAGGCCTGACAAGCCTGCAAGGCAATCAATCCACGGTCGCCGGTGTCGGTGATGGCGATAATTCGTTGAGCATGCGCCGGGTCAAGTCGGGCGCGTACGGCTGCAGAATCCACGCCGCCGGTGCCGGCGGTGGCTGGCACCGCACAGCCGTGGGCAACGTCGCCGGCGTCGAGAAGGACCGACAGCCGAACATCGGCAGTAGCAAGGCGATCGCGCAGGCGATCCTGATCACGTTGGGCATCGCTCAGCGCTCGGTAATGGGTTTGTTCACTCGCCGCGAGCCGTTGCTCCAGCGCCAGGCGTTTATCCTGCTCGGCCTGTTGCGCGGTGGCGGCGGTCTGCGTCAGTTGATTGAGGGTTTCGGCGTTTAACCGCGCCTGCTCGGCCAATTGCCGCCCGTAGCGCCAGTCCTGAAACTGCCATGCCGCTGCAAACGCCCCGGCCACCAGCAGCAACAGACCCATCACGCGCCAGGAGCCGGACATAGCACCGCCCTCGCCCGTGCCCAGATCTCGAGTCGATCCTGCAAGCCATTCAACCCGCCGTTGATCCGGCGGGTGATGGTGTTGAACTGGTCCGCGTCGGCCAGCTCATTCAAGCCCTTCTGCGCCCAGAACCACGCCGCCGATTCTGCCGCCCATTGCGGTTGCTCGAGCAATTCGGGCAATGCCAACAGACGCTCATCGCCAAACAAGCCGAGACTGCACTGACGATAATTTGCCCGGCCGGTGATCTGAATCAGTCCACGCCCGCGATACTTTTGCCCGTCGCCGTCGGCTTCCGGAGTATTGCCCAGACGCAGCGCCAGCGTGCCGGTGTCGTATTTGCTCAGGTACTGGTTGTTGCCCAGTTCGCGCACGTAGCGCAATTGGCCCGACTCGTGACCGACCTGTGCCAGAAACGCCGCGATGCGCTTGGGCGTATCGATGCGCTGCCTGGCCATCGCAGCGTTGAGTGCAGAAACAAAAACGCCCGCTTGGGAGCGGGCGTTGGGCATGATGTCGATAAGGTGTTTTTCAGTTAATTGCATGATGCTTGATCCTCCCTGGATGTTGTCCCGATTGAATCACGGCTGGCGGTTGATGGTTGCCAGCCATTTATTTGCCAGAGTTTTCAGGGGGCCGGTCGCACCAGTTTCCGCGAGTCCCCCATCCGCCGGTAGCACCTGCCCGCCCGAGAGCTGCCACTGCTGGAACTCTAGCCAGTCGCGATTATTGGAGTCCTGTGGAATAAATGCACAATCAGACAGGCGCAACACGCCGCAAGCACTTAGTTGATAAGCCATGAGTGTCGCTCCTAGATTTCAGCGTCCGCTGTCCATTCCAGTTGCAAAGTCTGCCCCGGTGCGCTGCCGACTGGCGTGACAGTAGCAAAAGAAATACTACGATCCGTTACGCCTTGAAGTAGCGTGCCGGTGCAAGCTTTGCTGATCGTTTGATTCCAGACCTGGTTACTGCTGTCCGCCGGGCTATAGGCAGTGACTGTAGGTTGAACCCTTTTCTGAACCAGAAAGCCGATCGTCATCCCGTATTGGCCGGTATTTCCTGCCGGAACCTGAGTAAACGTCGAGATACAGGTATTGGTGCCATTATTGGCTTTGACCGGCAACCCGGAAGCAAATGACTTTTCATAATAGCGCTGACATAACGCCAGCTCCTGCGCTAAGGGACGAAGTTCAAAGGGCGTGGATACAGGCCCCTCCTCCAATTGGACCTGTGTCAGATCGACCGTTTGCAGCACGTTGAGAGGCAGATCGAACGCCAATGTCAGACAGTCGCCGCTGCCTTGCATTTTCCCCGCAATGGCAGGCACCTGGAACGTTGCGGTGTAGCGCGTCCACACTGTGTTCAGTTGAAACGTATCAATCAATTTCCCAACGGCTGCCGACCCACCCACTCCGAATTGCTGCGCAATTGTTATTTGCAAAGGCCGTACGGCATCGGATCGAGCCCAAAACGTCAGCGTTGCGGTTTTTCCGGCGAGCGTTCTGACCGACTCTATATTCTGGGAAATTTTGTGAACGGTAGCTCCCGCCCCTGCGGACGTTTGCTGCCAGCGCAGGAAACAGGCCGGCTCATCAGAGACCTCGCCTTGCCCGAGAGCAAAATTTTGCCGTGTGATGCTCACTCCGGCGTTTCCGTTCCAGTCACAACGGAAACGATCAGCCACGTACCCGCCGACATTTGGCGCCTGATTGCTCGCACCACGCTGCCAGATTCGGAAATCGCCATTGATCAACAGATTCTTGCGATAGACCTGCACCGGAAACGCTTGCAGCGGATCAGGTCTGGACAACTGTCGAATGGCTTGAGCCAATTGATGGGTCTGATTTTCATCAGGAGTCAGGCCAGCAGCCGTGATTGCATTGAGTATTTCCTCGGTAACACTGTTCCCCCAACTCGCCGGGATCAGTGACCCCGGCTTCCCTGCAATCGGGTCTTCGTCGACAAACCTGCCGTTTTCCAGACCTGAGCCCGGAATGCTTTTCGGATAATCCATATCACGTTCCTGATGTTTTAAAGCGCAGCAGACAGCCAGCTCGGTGCCACCGGCCGATGCACGCTGGACGGGAAGAATGAGCCTTGCGGCCACTCGCGCAACGCCCGTCGATAAGTTTGCAGTTCGGCATATTGTTCAGTGGTCAATGTTGTGCCGCCGCCGTCCTCCAGTTCATCACGGTCGCGTGCGACCAGGCCGTCAGTGGCGGCAAGCTGGGCGTTGCGCCAGGTGCGCTCGAAGCCTGCGGCCGCCTCTGCCGAAGGAGGCGGTGGATCGACCAGGACCGGATAACCGCTTTCAGCATGCACGCCAATAGCTTTCGCGGTGACCGACAGTTGCTGCAGCAGCGAGATCCAATAGGCTTGGGGAATTTCGATGACATCGTCAGGAATGTCCGACGAATTGATACCCGGTACATACACGCCTCGCGTACCGGCGCTGAAAAGCACGTTGGTAGTATTCATTCAATAACCCTTGGCAAAATAAAACACGGTCCAGCCAGCGCCAGGCTGGTTGACCGCGTTGCGCACTTTCAAGCGAACGCCTTGCTTGGTGGCGGTGCCTCCGACAACAATCACGATGGCCGCTTCGCCACCGGCATGGTTGGCGACACATGAGAAAAAACCATTCGGGAAGGAAACCGGGAAATTGACCCACATTTCACCGTTGGCATCCGTAATGCCGGTCCCCCATTGATCTATGTTCCCACTGGCGTGCTTCTGATACCCGGGGTTAGCCGTCAACCCTGAAAACAGTGCGGCATATTTGAGACTCGCGGTGCCGTGGACTGCCCAGACTCCGTTTTCCCTGACGACGGTGGCGCTCTCACCACTGTTCATGACAATCGAGGTCAGTTCAGCTCCTTGCGGGCTTATTTTCGCAATGCCTGTACAGGCAATAGTGACCGGGGCGTTGCTACGGCAATGCAGCGTGAACGTTGCGCCATTGGGAACTGACTTGATGTCTGGCAAAGACACGGTATAGGCCGAGTTTCCGCCCAGGCCGATCGCCCATCCCACATCCGCAAGAGAAAGTTGCGCCGTGGCTGCGATGTCACGAGACCCTGCGTGATTGCCCAGTGCACGCTGCACGAACTCGGCTGTAGCCACTGAACGGCTGAAATCGAATTGCGCCGGGGTTTTGAAGAGCTGCGAGCTACGTAGCGCGTCGAGCATTTGTGTATTTGAAGTCTCGGTCGGTGTCATTCCAGCGGCCCGCACAACGCCGAGAATTTCCTGCGTCACGCCGTTGCCCCAACTCGCGGGAATCAACGAGCCGGGTGTGCCCGCGAGCGCGTCCTCATCAACAAACATGCCATTGACCAAGCCTGCGCTTGGCACACTGATTGGATAATCCATTGTTTTTTTCCTTAACGATGACTTCGATCCTTGCGGTCGCGCGGGGCGCCACAGGCCAAATGATGTACAAACTAAACAAGCCCATATCGCGTGGCGTCGGTGACGTAGAAGTGGACCTTGTTGCCTAGCTGGATATACCGTTGATCAGGGCACGAATCCCGATCAACGCATCGTCTGCCGCGCCGCGCGCCAAATCGACCTTGCCCTTGCCCGCCTGTGCGCGAATCTGCGCCTTGGCCTTCAGGCGCAAAGTGCGCAGCGTGAGCAAATGCTCAGTCAACTGCTCCGCCTTACTCAGAATCTGCTCCGCCGCCTGTTTGGCCGTGCGGCCTTTCGCGACCCACGCTGCGACTGAAAGCGGCACTTCCTTTTTCGGGTATCCGGCATCGCTGAAAGCCTGAGCGTCCGCGGCGGCCTGTGCGTACTCCATGGCCTTGAGTGGATCACCAGCCAGTGCGTTGCGAGCGTTGTCGGCGGCGGCGTCAACTTTGGCGCAAAGGCGTTCGGCTTCCTGCAGATCCAGTGCAATCTGCCTATCTGCATTGAAAATCCAGTTCTGCCCGTCCCACTCGTGCGCAGCCGACGGTTGCGGCAGGCGCAACTCACCGTCGCATTGATGAAGTTCCTGAATAACGATCATCGAACAAGCTCCCAGGACAGTTGCACGTTCACCGCGTCGGCGAAGTTGACCGCGATGCCGACGCTGTAATCAGTGATTGGATGGGTTTTGATACCCATGCTCAGCAATAGCTCATCGCTGTCGGCGTTTGATTGGCCGAGGTTGTGTTCTGCCTGATAGGACTGCCAGAGCGAGCGCAAATTGGCATGATCAAAACTGGCGGTCAGCGTCGAGACCGTGACGTCGTAGACGATATTGTTGGTAAATATCACGCAGGGTTGCAGGGTAGCCGGGTTCCAGCCTCCCGCATTATTGGAGACGCCCGTCGATACCGGTGACAGGTAGCTGTAGTTGCCCCCCGCCCATCCAGTCGCCGGAAACGCGACGCTCGTTACGGCTGTCGATGAGGGCGTCGGATTGCCCACTACAAGCCGTGCCGCACGCGCATGCGGGTCAAGCGGTAAAAATATTGCGCCGGTGCCGTTTACCGTTTGCGTCCAGGTCAATCGTGCGCGGTTGTATAGGGTCCGCACAACCGGCACCGAACCCGGTGCTCCGGTTATCACCCACGCCAGACACATGTCCAGAGGCGTGGACTGAAAACCGCCGCCGGCAGCGCCGTTGACCATTCCTTTGAGCGAGTCAGGCACGACGTCATGAATGCCACCGCGTTGCGTGTAGAACGTCAGTACGCCCGCGACGACTTGCGCTCGCAGAAAGTAATGGCTGCTGGGCAGCAGGTCCGCACTGCTCCACGCCGCCGTCACAAAGGTGCGCGAGCGTCCGAGTTGGCCCGCCACTACTTCCTGGCCGAGACTGATAAAGGTTCCCGCTGCGATCGAAACCCGGCCGCCACTGGTTGAGGCCGCAGCCGGACTGACCGGCAGACGTGCATCGGCGGTGGCAACTGTAGGTAAAGGCAAAGCAGCCAACGGCAGCGCCAAATCCTGGTTCCAGCCCTTGGCCGTCACCGATTGGATCGCTTGCAACAACTGATCGTATTTCTTCTCGTCCGGTGTCAGGTCCGCCGCCTTGATCACGTTGAGAATTTCCTGCGTAACTCCGTTACCCCAATCCGCCGGAATCAACGATCCCGGCGTCCCCGTCATGGGGTTTTCATCAACAAACTTGCCATTCACCAGCCCGGCACTGGGCACACTCTTCGGATAATCCATCCCTCATCCCTCCCTAGTCATAATTGATATGCACCTTGGTATGCGCCGGCGCGCTGCGGTGGATCAGGCATTCCAGCGCCGAGCCCGGGTTTACGCCGAAGCGCTCGCCCCAGTAGCTCGCGCCGTAACGCCGACCGAGCAGCAGGCGGCCGCCGGTATTGAGCGTCCACATGAATTGCGCTTCCCAGGTGCCCCAATGCGCCGAGCCGAAACGGGCGCGGCTCATGCGTGGGGCTTCGTGTTCGGTGATGCTGGCGTTGGGGTAACCCTGGCTTTTGGCGATGTCGAGGTAGTAGCCGACAGCCTGGCTGCCGACCGCGAGCAGGCGGCGGCGTACGGCGAGGCGGCGGTCGTCGAACAGTGGTGTGGCGCCCAGGCACGGGTCGGGCAGGTTCATCACCCGCTCCCAGTCCGGCACCAGTTCGCTGACGCCGGCCGGGTCCATTTCGTTGAGCAGATCGGCGGCGCGAGCGTCGAGGCGGGCCAGTTCGACGGCGACGCCTTGCAGCACTTCCTCAAGCTCGGGCACCCGCTCCGGATCCCATGCCGGGCCACTGGGCAGCAAGGCGCGCAACTGCGCCTGGTATTGCGCGGCGGTTCTTATGCCCCCCATACGCAACCTCCGAAGGTCAGCAGTTCACTTTGCCCGGCCGGCACGTCAGCGGCCGGAGCAGTGAGCGTGTGATCGTATTCGCCGCCGGCGCTGCTGATGGCTTCGCGGATATGGCTGATCAGCAGCGGCACACCGAGATCGGCCTCGCGGTTGTGCAGATCGCGCAACTGCGCTTCGACGGCGGCGCGCACCGCGGTGGTGTCCGGATTGACGCTCTTGAAGCGATACACCACCGGCACCTGAACCGGTCGCTGCACGTGCACTTCCGCGGTCACCGGACGCAGCGGTTCGATGTACTCCTGAACCTCCGCCAACTGCTCATCGTTCGGCACCGGTTGCGGGTCTTCATCACGCATGATGAACACCGTCACCGTGCCCGGCCCGAGCAGGCCGCCCCGGCACCACGCCCGCGTCACACCCGGCACTTCCAGTGCCCAGGTTTCGTAGTCGCTGGCCGCGCCGCCGTGGGGAATCACGCGGTAGGAACGAATCACCCGCGAGCGCAGCGATTCGAGGCTTTCCCGCGCCACACCGCCGCTGAGGCCCGGCGCCAGCACCACGAAGCTGTTGCCGACAATCCCGGCAATCGGCTGCACCGGGGTCAGCGTCAGACCGGCGTCAGCGTTGCCGAGGCTGCCGGCCTCCAACGCGGCAATTGTGGTGTTGTTGCTGCCATTGACCGTGGTGCGCGCGGTGGTGACTTTGTAGGTGCGGCCATCGTTCGCTTGCAGCAGCGTGTCAACGTCGAGCACCGCGCCGGGAGTGGCGGTAAAACTGACGCTGCCGGTAGCCACTTGCGCAGCTTTGCGCGGCTGATTCAGGCGCAACGCGGCGATGCGTTCCAGGGTTGACTCGTCAGCCTTGTCCGGCAGGATCTGCTCGGCAATCCAGTCGAGATAACCGTACAGACCATAAGCGGCGCCGCCGAGGGTGCGGGCGAGCACTTGCGCATCGGACTGGCGCAGCGAATCGCCGGCCAGGTCGCTTTGGGTGCGCTTGATCAGCACCGGCAGCGAAGGGGTTTCAAACGGCATAGATCACCTGCCAACTGTTTTTGGGTTTTTTGTCGTGTAGTTAAAGTTTGTTTTGTG